TAAGGCGGTAGACGGATTAAACACCCTTTATTTATCAAGGTTTGCTGGTAGTTCGCCCCAAATCTGCCCCAAATTTAAGCGGTCAGGAATATTTCTTTTATCTGTTCAAAGTTTTTATCTGCTAGAGCCTCCATTTGGTGCGAGTAGACCTTTAGGGTTATATCTGGGCTTTCGTGACCTAATAATTTTGATATGGTCACAATATCAATCCCTTTAAGTATCAGATAAGAAGCGTATGTATGCCTTAGACTGTGATTTCTGACAGGTCTGCCTACTAATTTTTTTATAAGCTTGTTACAAGCTGAGTTTGAAACTCCAAAACACACCCTATTTTTGATGTTCGCTTGCCAGTATTTTTTTCTATAAGTTTTTAAAGTCTCGATCGTGATCTTGTCGATAGGGATTTTTCTTTTTGAACTCTCGTTTTTCAAATCTCCAAAATCTTGAGTTTTAGAGTAATCGAATCCCTTGTTGATGTCTATGATTCCTTTGTTAAAGTCAATATCATCCCAAGTAAGCCCTAGAGCCTCGGAAAAACGCATGCCAGTGACTGAAAGGAGATAGAGAGTAAAATAGGACACGTACTGTATATTAGAGCGCGTAGAGGCTATTAGAGCCGTATATTCACTCTCTTCCAAAAAGTCGTTATCCTCTGACCTTGTTTCTATCTGCGACTTGACTTTGGCATCTTCGGCAAAGTTGTAGCTGATTAATTGTTCCCTAACCGCTACTTTTAAAGCCCCTTTGATTTGATAGTGGAATTTCTCCAAAGTTTCCTGGGCATATTTTTCACCAAATTCATTGAGCCGTTTTTGGTAATACAAAGGAGTGATGTCTTTTACTTTTAAATCTCCAAAATAGATCTTGATATGCTTGAGATTTTTGGTGTAAGTCTCCCAAGTTTTATCCTTTACGTGAGGTCGTTTGTAGACCCCTGACCACGTTTTGACAAAATCATAAAGCGAGACATCCTTATCTGTCAAGATGTTTTCGGATAGGTTGGCTTCTACCTCCCTTGCTGCTGCTTGAGCCAGTTTTTTGGTCTGGAATCCGCTTTTTGATTTCTGCTTATACTTTCCGTCACTGTCTTTGTAAGAGATACGGTATTCCCAACCGTTATCCCTTTTTCTAAAGTACGCCATCTTGCTTTTTACCTCATTCCTTGATAAAATGGGTATAGTAAAAAGGGCTTTTTAATGCCGTTTACTATACATGGATATCCTCACACTCAAAGTTTGGCGATGGAGAGTGTGGGGATTTTTTTAGTTATCGTAAGTCATTGCGCCATTCTGTTCAAATGCAAGGCGCTTTTCGTCCTTGTCAAATACGTATAGAGGAGGTGAGACAAAGTCTTTTTCTGTTACTTTGTACGCTCTTTCTACGCTGTTTTTAATCTTCAGCAATCCGTCAACCGTTTGATGCAGTTGCTCTTCGGTCATGTCGGATAGCGCAACTGGCAGCTGTATGACGATGGCATCACTGCGATAATACACCTTCATTTTAACTGATTCAGTTGATTGCTGTACAGAGTTAGCATACTGGTCTAATATCGGGCTGTTGAGGTCAACCTGTCCAGTTGCTTTCTTTAACTGTTCCTCACCTTTGTTTTCTTGTTTACTCTTTTCTTTCGCTTTTTGAACCAATTCTTGCGCTTTTTCTTGCCGTGACTTCTCTGTAGTCTCTTCTGTTGTTTCGCTTGTTACTTGTTCTTGACTCGGCTTGCTTTCTGCTTCTTGCTGTGCGCATCCTCCTAAAAATAGCGCTAGCGTAGCAATACTGACCAGTGTTATCTTTTTCATATTATCTCCTTTTTATTCTTTTAAACTGTTTCTGTTTTGGAAACAGTTGGTGATTAGGATTCTTTTGACAAGTGTTGTTGAAGGATTAAGGCTACGTTGGCTTTTTCTTCCTCAGTCATAGGTGGTTCATTTGGGTCATCTACCGAAAATTCAATAGGACACCATTTCCCATTAACCTTAATCCACTCTCTCCGTCTATGACATTTGCAGTCTAGGCTGTGCTTAATCACTTCCATAGGTCTACTTTCTTTACTCATGTTAATTCTCCCGATAAATGTCCACGACTTCTCCGATAATTCGGAAATCCGTCTCTGGTGTGATTGGCATATCCTTATACGCAGGGTTCAAGCTATGTAAGTAAGCTTGGTCTTTATCAATAACAAGCTGCTTGATATAAGCATCGTTATTATAATTAAAAACTCCGATAACCCCATCATTTAACTCAACACTTGTCTGAATGAATACCAGGTCGCCATCGTGATAGTCTGGCTCCATAGAGTCCCCTTTGATTGGGATAACAAAGTCAGCATCGATATTTACTGGTAACTCAATCCGTTCAACTCGTACATCGTTCAAATACTGCCCTGTACCTGCAGAAGCTGGGTGGTCGTAGTAGTCGTAGCTATAGAGCTGAATGATGTCCTCTGAGACTTCAGTTTTCTTCGTATCTTCTTCGTTTTTCTGTTCGTTCAATTGTCTTTTAGCATACGTCAACACCTTAGCTTGTCTTGGAGGTTTTAGTTCATTATATATTTCTTGGATTGTAGATATTTTGGTATATGAATCTTTTCTTATTTGAGGGAAAAGGTCATCAATCGAAATTCCAAAGGCATTTGCTAAATCAAACATTGTATCTTTTTTAGGAGACCTAATGCCTTTTTCGTAATTACCAATAGCGTTCTTGCTGATCCCGATTTTAGAACCAAGTTCTTGTTGAGTCCAACCATTTTCAAGTCTATATTGTTTTATCTTTTCGCCAATAACACCAGCAATTTGTTCTTTATCCATAACCGCCTCTCCTTTCTATTTCTATAAGAAGATTATAGCACAAAAACCCACGAAAGGAAAACTTTTTTGTGTTTTTCGCAAAAAAAGCATTGACAGACCACGAAACGTGTGCTATAATTAAATCAAGCTTAAGAAAAAACGATCATGAAAGACTTTCAAGAAATGGCTCTTACAATCTCGGCTCTTGAAAAGGTTAAAGAAAACGAAAGAAGCTAGGGTAGCGTAGAGGGGTGCGGTTCCCCTCCTAGTTATTGCTCTGAAGAGCGAAAATAATAGAAAGGAGTAGAAAGATGCCAGGACAAAAAGAAAAATACCACGATAGACGTGGAAGACCTGATGGATTGAAAGTTGAAAAAGTTATTCACCTTTCAATATTGAGAGGTGAAGGGACTGAGTCGGATAAAATTCGAATTGTAGAGCAGTATTACAATATGGATGGCGTTCTAATATTTGAGTTAGATCCTTGTTCTCCACATTATCAAGATTTTTTGGGTTTGCGCTGATCTTGTTTATCTTTATCTAAATCCAAAATATCTTGTAGTAATTGCTCGTTGTCGTGACGCTCAATATACCATTTTTGCATAAGTAATTCTATAAACTTAAGCAACTTGTGAGCCTCGTTCGGTTCAATGTCTACTATAAGATTTATATCTTTTTCTGGATGAGCGCCAATATTCCCAAGTTTTCGTAAGGCATCTAGCACCTTTTTAGTACTTGGGTCAACAAGCTCTTTTAAAGCATCTATCTCATCTACTAACCTTGCTTTAGAAATTCCCCAAAAATCTCTAATCATTCCTTGTAGACAACGTCTAGAGAGAGTAGCAGAAGCTTTGGGGCTGAGATTTAAGATAGCATGAGCTTCTTCATAATCACTTATTATAGTCTGTGGAATGTATTCCGGGTAAACTTTAGCAAGTGAAATTGGATTGAAGTGCATAATGCGATTTGGAAATTGACTTCCTACGCCCACGATGTCGATTGAAACTTTATGGCAATTTGGACAGTTTAAGCTTTGAATCAACACTTCATCTTTCTTTGCTTCTGGAGTAATGCGGTGGGGCACATTGTCTAAGAAATAATGGCTCTTTTCTCGATAGGTATCGCCATGATACGGAACAGGGCACCCGCAGAATAAACAGAATAGTTGATTAGAATCCATAAATTTTCTCCAGTAGTTTTTATTTTGATTATACCACATTTGAAAGGAGGTAGGAACGTGCAAATTTATTTGTATCAACTAAGAAAAGAAAAAGGTATCTCACAGAAAGAGTTAGCGCAAAAACTCGGGATTTCTGAAACAGCATACCGGCAGAAAGAAAAAGGACAAAGTTCTTTTAAATCTGACGAGATGTTTATTATCGCTGATATTTTTGGGAAAGATATTGGCGAAATTTTTTCGGATCCAAGACCACGAAACGTGGTTGTATAGAAAGGAACAAACATGAAACCAGAACGATATCCGTATAGTGGAAAAAGAAAAAAGCAATCCGATGAACAGATTGCTAAGTTGAAAAGAGATATCGATGTAAATCGTACAAATATATCATCTTTAAATTTCGCTATTGAAACTCTAAAAAACCATTAGAATTATCGATAACTTGATAACCTTGAGCAGTTGCTTCTTCTATAATTTCGGATTTAGACATCTCGTATTCAGATAGTCGAATTACTGCACTAGGATTATCAGTCGCTGACTCTGAAAAAATGGATAACAGAATGCTATCGAGGTCAGACCAAGTATGTTTTTTAACATGATGGTTTGGTTTTCTGCTAAGTTTACTCATTTATTTTTCTCCTTTCTGTTGATATATTGACTAAAACGGTGAGAGGTACTAGTCAATATATATTATATGATTATAAACGTATACTGTCAATATATTGTGCAAAAAATGTATATATATTTTTTTAAACACAATATATAGTAAGCATTTATAAAAGGAGGGTACAAATGCTTTGGAAAACAATATCTAAAAAGTTATCAGAAAAAAATTGGACGATTTATAAACTTTGCCTAAAAGCTGGAATAGGAACTGCAGGAATTTATCGGTTGAGAGATGGAGTAATCAAAGACCTACAGTTTGAAACGGTAAAAAAAATAGCTGATGCACTGGGAATCAGCTTGGACGAGTTCAGATAGAAAGAGGGAACATGAACAAATATAGCAAAAAAGCCCCTCTGGAACGGCAATTCCATTGAGGGACTCAGTAAAACATTTACGAGGTAATTATATCAAAATGGAAGAGATTTGGGAAGATATAGTCGGTTACGAAGGATATTATCAGGTATCAACTTTAGGTGGTGTTCGGTCGGTTGATAAGATGGTGAAAGGAAAGAATGGCAGTTCAAGATTTGTTAAAGGACAAATTTTACAACCAAATTTATCAGATGGTTACTTAATGGTAACACTTTCCAAAAATGGGCGACATTCAACAATAAGGGTTCATAGATTAGTGGCTAAGACCTTTATCCCAAATCCTGAAAACAAAAGAACCGTCAATCATATTGATGAAAACAAACTGAATAATATCGTTGAAAATCTTGAATGGGCGACAGACAAAGAAAATTGCAATCACGGTACCAGAACAATCAGATCCTCTATAGGTCGATATAAGCCAGTTGAGCAGTTTTCTCTAAATGGACACCTTGTCAAAGTACACAGAGGAATTAAGCCAGCCTCTGAAGATACTGGGATACCTCAATCAAAAATTGTAGATGTCCTGAAAGGTAGAAAGAAACAAACACACGGATATAAATGGAGATATGTTTAATGAATGACTTAATGAATCAATTATTAGACCAGTTCGAGGCTGGATTAATGGACAGAACACTTAAAGTCATGACTATTGTGACTGACGAAAAAAGGCGATTTCCAATGGAACTGAATAAGTCGCAATGTTCTGAAATGCTTCTTGGCACTAAAGATACAGGAACATTTGATGAACGTTTTAACAGTCACAAGGACTTCCCTCGAATCAAAGGGAAGCGTGAGAAATACCCACGGGATGCAGTCATTGACTGGTATCACAAAAATTGGCAAAGAACAGCCGTGTAAAGGAGAAACAAAATGAATGAACCACCAATCATCAGCCAAATCGCAGGAGCTACGCTGTGGCTTGCGTCACTATTTTTGATAATGCTGTTTTATTCAATTAAAGAAGAAATCGAACGCAGACGCATCGAGAAGCGAAACAGAGCGCTTGAAGCTCAGAACAGAGAATTGCTTATGCGTGAAGCAGAGTATAGAGCAGAGCAGATCGCAAGACAAGAAGCAGAGTACGCTTACTACTTGCACAAGAAAAACTTTAGCACAGAAGGAATCGAGGTACCGTTCCATGGTAATATTCGAGCGCAAGCCGTACAATCCGAAGAGTAGAGAAGCTGAATTGTTGGACAGAATCGAACAGTTAGAGCGTGAGAAATCGGATTTAGAAGCGGTTATCAGAAAGAACAAGCACGAGATCTTTTGGTTGCAGGGAATGCTGAAACAAAAAGGGGTGACTAAATGATTGAAAATAATCTTGAACCACCTATGGAACAAGAAGAGCGAGACCCTGACCTATGGATATTTAGGGGCGGGCATTGGTTTTATATAGGAGACGAGGAAGAGATATGAGATTTTATGTTAATTCAAAATCAAAATTAATCTACGCACCAGATTACCACGATAGAGTTGGTGATTATACAGCAGATTCAATTCAAATCTACACAAGTAAGTTCACAGAGATTCTGGAGGATGAAATCATTCTAGCGATTAGCGAAGTGTTAAAACGTTATGAATATGCCATTCCTAAAGAAGTTGTTAGTAAATTAATTGAAGAAAAAAAGAGGCAGAACAGATTTCAGTTTGATACGAGTTCTACGTTGACGGAGGTAGTCAATGAGAATCATGGCGATTGATCCTGCGTCAAATAGGATTGAAACTTCTACAACAGGAATCGTTTTGCTTGATAACGCAAGATTGATTGATAATTGGGCTGTGTCATATGGAGTTAAGGGTTTTAGGAAGTGGTTTGACGATGTAGGTTCAACGCTTGATCCAGATGTCGTTGTTGTAGAGGAATATAGAGCAAGAGATAATGACAAGTCAAAAGATAATAGTGTGTTAGAAACTATTGCATACATACAACTCTGTTATCCAGAAGCTGTGCTTCAATTCAACGCTGGTTATAAATCAGATATTCCCGATGAACTATTAAAGGTTCTAGATTTGTGGAAGTTTGAGAAGACACACCACCAAGACATACGAGCATCAGCAAGACTTGGTTTGTTCTATGCTCTTAGAAACGATATCGAAGAGGTTATCCAAGACATTGGAAAGGTGGTGAGCGAGTATCACAATAACGCTAAGAAAGTGGCAAGCTGAAGCAATAAAGAAAAGTGATAATTTGTCTAATGGAATCTTCCTAGAAGCTTTAGGAGGCAGAGGTAAAACTATCTGTGCCTTAGCAATTGCTAAGCATAAAAAAGCCAAGAAAATCATCATCACGAATAATCGTTTGGCGATCCTAAATGGTTGGATAGATGCAGTTAAGTTTATGAATTTTGATAAAGATGTTGAAATTATCATTCAAACTGACAGGTATCTTCAAAATCAAGTCAAGAAAGGTTATAAATTAGCCTGTGACGTGTTGATTGTAGATGAGTGGCAGAATATGTCATCGGATAAACAGGTTGCGTTATATCGCAAGATAAAGCGGAAATACACGATAGGTCTTTCAGCAACTCCAATCAGGAAACGAGGGCAGAATTTCTACCCGTTAGAAAAAACCATCTTCGGTTGGGCTACACCAAACAATAAATTTGATTGGCAAAAAGCTCATGGAAAAATGGTTTATGATCCATTTAGCTACTCTAAGGAAAAATGGGAAGACTTCAGGGATTACGAAAACTATATTTCTAATCTACCTAATTTCTTCCGATGGGAAGAGATTGAAGAGATTGAGAATGCAGTTGAGAACAACGGATTTGAGATCAAGTTTTATCCTGTGAAAATCGAATCTGGAAATCCTGAGAAACTTGCTGAGTTTAGAAAATTAAACTTAGTCACTATTGGAGATAATACAGCAATGGCCAAGCAGTCATTTGGAAGAGTCACCTTCGAGCGCTACCTAAACCAAACTGGTGTTGATGTTGATTTTCCAAAGCTTAAACCAATCAATGCTGATACGCCAATGTTGTTACAGCTTGATGGGCTGATTGAACGAGCACCGCATGACATGTTAATTGTTAGCAAGTCTAAGCAGATTGTTAATGTTATCAAAGAACGTCATCCAGAAATTGGTATCTGGACTGGAGACATAAAAGAAGATACTGACAAAAAAGTTGTTGTGGCTACCAGCCAAGTCTTGGGAGTTGGTGTTGATGGCCTACAGCACAAGTACCAAACGATTGTTGTTCTTGATCCAGTTGATAAAGATTCTGGAGAGTATGACGACTACCGACAGTTGCTTTGGCGCATAACAGGAAGCCGTCAGCAACACGATGTAAATGTAATTGAATTTTATTTTGTATAAAGGAGAATAGATTTTGTTTAAACTACCAGAAAACAAACCGCAAGTACCAAAAGATACACCACGGAATTATTTCATCTATGGTGAAACCATGAGTGGGAAATCTTATTTAGCTAATGAATTTCCAAACCCAATTGTATTAAATACAGACGGGAATGCAGAAGCGAACAGCGTACCAAGTATCCAGCTTGTGAATGAAAAAGATCAATCTGGACGGATTACAAATTCCGTTATCAAACAATTAGGAGAAATCCTATTGGCCTTGCAGACTCAGAAGCACTCATACGAAACAGTTGTTATTGATGTTATCGATGATGTCATTGAAATGATTAAGATTGCAGTCTGCGACGAATTAACGCCAAATGGAAAACCTAGGTTGAAATCCTTGTCAAAAATCCCTTACGGCAAAGGGTATGATTTCTTCAACCAAGCCATTACAGAATTGGTTATTGATTTAAAAGCCTTACCAATGAATGTTATCTATATCAGCCGTCAGATTTCTGAATACGATGACAACGGTAATGCAACCAAGGATAAGCCAAGTCTGAAAGATAAGTATGTAAATCTTATAAACGGCAACTCAGACCTGATGATTCATACTGAGAAGCTTGGGAATAACTACAACCGTATTGTTGACCGTAAGCGGAAGACTTACTATACCGATCAGGTAGATGATAAAGCTATCCTAAAGATATTAATGACAATCCGTGGGGCAGTTGAACCAGCTAAGGTTAAGTCTGCGTCCAAAATGGAAGAAGAACTTGCTAAAACAGAAAAAAAGATAGAAGTAACTAAAGCAGAAAAAACTTCTGATAAAGAACTATTTTAATTTAAAAAAGGAGAATACAAATGAGTTTATTAGATATCGCAAAATCAATTAAAAAAGAAGGATTTGATCCACGTAAAGACAGCGCTAACGGCCCTGCACCAATCCCTGCTGGTACTTATCCAGTTGTTCTAAAACAAGCAACATTCAACATCGCAGAAAGCGGTTGGGAAAGTATCCAATATCAATTTGAAATTCGTGGCGGTGACTACATCGGACGTTCTGAGTTCGCTAGTTTTGGAACATTGGATGAGTGGAACGGTAAGAAGTTAGATTGGGCGTTACAACGTACTGTTAAGTTTTTCCAAAAAGCCATTGTGCTTGCTGGTGATGATGTTTATGCTGATGATTTTGAAGATGGTAAGAGTATAGAAGAGGCGTTGAGACGTAAAGCAGTAGGCTCTTATTTCAATCTAGTGATTACCGAAACAGAAAGCAAAGGCAAAAATTATCGAAATTATGATATTGAAGAAGACGAATTACAACCTGTGAATCCAGAAGATGTCAGCGATGATGATCTACCTTTCTAAGAAATAAGGAGTTAAGACATGCCGTCAATGAAAGAATACGCCTTGCAGTATCAGAAGTTAGGTTTCTCAGTTATTCCAATCAATCCGAAAAATAAAATGCCGTTGATTGATTTTGCTGATAAGCCTCCGATGTCTGCAAGTGAAATTGAAAACTTTTGGGACGGCTTCCCTAACGCCAACATTGCCCTAAGAACAACGAATTTCTTTGTTATTGATATTGATAAGCACGGTAAATCAAACGGTTTTGAATCTCTTAAAAACTGGGAACACCTTGATTTAATCGAGCCGACCTTACAAGCCAAGACAGCGAGCGGTGGTAAGCATCTCTTCTACTTTAAAAGAGATGACGAACCCATCACACAAATGATTGGTTTCTTAGCTGGTGTTGATATCAAGGCGCACGAAAACAACTATGTGTTAGTCGCTCCATCAGCAACAGATAAAGGTCAGTACGAGTGGGATTTAGAAAAATCAAAGGAAGGCGGGACAATCGTCACCCCTTCCAGAGATTTAATCCGAGCTATCAAAAGACAATATGGTGAAACTCACGGCTATAAGTACGACGGAACAGACGGACTTAGGAGTTTAGCTAGGCGTTCTTATCAGCGAGATAGGACACAAACAACCGACCTATTCGAGACCATAGCCCTTGGATTTGGTGATGAGGGCGGACGAAATGACAAGCTTGCGAGCTTCGTAGGTGGGTTGTTATATCGAGCAGTTGATGATGAAGTCGTTGTAAAGCTTGCGCAACTAGCAAATGCAAACAGTCAAAATCCATTGCCTGAGAAAGAGCTAATGCGAACAGTTGAAAGTATGATTAAAAAAGATAGGAGGTGAGAGCAATTGGTGATGTAGTAAGTATTAATTCACAAGATAAGATGATTCTGACCGATAAAGGAGCGATCAAATCAAACAGTCCTCTGAATGTGCTCGTATCATTCAAGGCGGATGATCAGCTCAGTATTTATCTAAAACATAATGATTTCTCGCAAGAACATGAATTGTTAAAGGATATCAAAATAGGAAATACCGTCCTAAAAAAAGGTGAGCTACCTTCCAATTTTGATTCGGTTGTAAAAGTCTATTTTGAAAGCGTACTTGGTGTTGCTTATTCAAGCCAAGCGATGCTTGACGGCATGGAAACCTTCTTTTCTGAAAGGTCATACAATCCAGTTATTGACTACATGGAAAGAGCACAAGAAAAATGGGATGGCAGACAGCGTATTAATCGTATGTTGCAAGTCTACCTAGGCGCAGATGATATCCCTCTTGTTTCAAAAATAGCTCAGATGTGGTTGGTTGGAGCAGTCGCAAAGGTTTATGATCCATACGTTAAGTTCGACTACGTTCTGGATTTGGTGGGTGGTCAAGGTGTTGGGAAAACCTCTCTACTACAAAAATTAGGTGGTGACTGGTATACAGATTCGGTAACTGATTTCGCAAACAAGGATAATTACGACATTATGTTAAAGTCTTTGATTGTAAATGATGATGAAATGGTTGCGAGCAATCGCATGTCGTTCGCAGAAACAAAAGCTTTTATATCAAAGACAAGTCTTCGATATCGTAAGCCGTACATGAAGCGGACAGAAGAGTTTGCTAAGAATTTTATCTTAGCTAGAACTACGAACCAGAAAGAATACCTAAAGGATAAAACAGGGGAGCGCAGGTTTTTACCTGTGATGGCAAACACAAGTACACAAGTTAAGCACCCGATGGAAATCGAACCTGAAACAATTGAGCAGATTTGGGGTGAGGCTGTAACAATCTATAAATCTGGTGTTGATTTGATGTTTGATGAAGAAACCGAAGATGAATTAAATATTTATCGTGAGCGATTTATGTATCGTGATGAAGTCGAATTACAAGTCCTTGAGTATCTGGATATGCCTGTACCTGAGAATTGGCAGAACTGGTCTATTCAACAGCAACATCAGTACACGAGTAAGTATTTTGATAACAGTAGCGACTTTGAAGAAGGTTCTAAAAAACTTATGAAAGTTTCTACCCGTGAAATTATGTATAACTTATTTATGAGAAATTCAAATGATAAAAAATTATCAACGAAAATAAATATGATTATGGATAATCACCCTGATTGGAAAAAAGGTGTCTTCCGCATTGGCGGAAAGAATACAAAAGGATTTGTAAGATTGGAAAATTACGAAAAATCCAATCGGTAGCACTAGAAAAAGTTATCGGTAGCACGGTAGCACTTAATGGTCATTATCGGTAGCATGCTACCAATAAAACGGTACATCGGTAGCACATCGGTAGCACACCTAAAGTATTGGTATTACTGGATTGTTGTTAATTATTTTATATAGTGCTACCGTGCTACCGTTATTTTTTAAAAAAGTATAAATAATAATAGTAATAATAAAGAAAGCCTATTAAATAAGGATTCTTAAAAATTATTTTTTACTTTTTGTTTTTTATCGGTAGCACGGTAGCAGTTGAAAAAAAGAGGTGATTTTAAAAATATGAACAACGTAAACCGCTTCTACTCAATCATCGAAGAGAAGCAGAGTAAATATAAGAATGTGTTTGAATTTCTGCGCACGTTTATATCAAGCGAAAAAGAGGTGAGCTACATAGGATCCAGAATCCGTATTGACAAAAAATGGGGGCGATTACCTCCCGTAAATACGATGATTCGGTTAGCGCCTATATTTGATAAAGCATTCTTTGAAACGTGTTTGAGGGAGAAATTAGACTCAGCCAAAAGAGACAGAGATGTCGAGATTGGTCAGAAATATTTATTAAAAATTGATAACACGCAGAACACAACTGAGGAAGAGCGGTTGAGAAAATTAAAACGCAAGCTCAAGCGTGAGATGCATTTAGAGAAATCATGGGGGATATAGAATGGAATTACACAAATTAATTACAAACGTACAACGATGGTCTATTGACCGAGGATTGGACAAGGCAGACAGCAAGAAGCAGATGCTAAAGCTTTATGAGGAATTTGGAGAATTAGCTTCGGGGATTGCTAAAGGGAATAAGGAAGTCGTAAAAGACTCGATTGGTGATGTGGTCGTTGTGTTGATTATTTTAGCGCAGCAGCAAGGTCTTGAAAAGATCAGTGATTTTTGCGTGATTTTCGATCACTTATCAATAAACGATCTTATGCCAAGAGCATCAGAGTTAATTGGTCTTATCTCTTTGCGAATCAGAAAAACAAATGCTGAAATCGAAGAATACATCGTACGTCTAATTTCGTGTTTAAGGACTGTCGCTAAATACGAAAATCTAAAATTTGAAGACTGTTTGTCGCAAGCGTGGAACGAAATCAAAGACCGTAAGGGCAAGCTAATTGATGGCGTTTGGGTGAAAGAGGGGGATTTGAAATGAAAGAAAAATCGTATGAACAGGTGCTTGATGAAATGATCGAAGAAGACAAGGTCAACAATCCGAGTCACTACAAGGGTAAGTTTGGTCTTGAAGCGATTGAGGTCGTCCGAAACTTCGCAGGCAATTTAACAGCCGTGCAAGGTTTCTATTGGGGCAATGCGATTAAGTATCTATTGCGTTTCCAGAGCAAGAATGGGTTGGAAGACCTGAAAAAAGCCAGAAAAAATCTGGATTGGTTGATTGAGGAGATGGAGAAATGAATAAGAAGGAATTGATTTCCATAATTAGAACGGAAATATTACTAGCTAAATCAAGCCCAGAAAGAAAAGGGTATATAGCAGGCCTCGAAGAGGCTATAAATATTATTGAAGGATTCTCAAATGAACCGCAAAAACCAGTCGTACCGCAGTTTGTAGCGGATTATATTGAAAAATACAAAGAAGAATTAAGCATAAGAGAATTAATCTCTAAAAGCTTTGTAAGTGTCGAAGTTGATAAATGGCTTTTGGAAGTAGACGAAGATGGTGCTTTTATAAATCAAGAAACTCTTGTTAGAGCTATCCTTTACGGCTACGAGGTCGAAAAAGAGAAGCGGTATTTGGTGAAGATGAAGGGAATGCAGAAAGATTGCGTTGCACTAAAAAAGAATAAAGATGGTGGTTATTGGTATCTCAGCGATACGTACCCGTATGGTTCTACAATCAACATTCACACCCGCAAAGAGCTTGAAGATGCTGGGTTCGGCTGGGTGTTTGACTGCCCTGGCATTGAAGTTGAGGAGGTGGAGTGATGGAAGAAGTAATTATGGCTACATTGCCAAACAAGGAATTAAATCGTTTGATTAAAATTGAAATTGCTGTTGAAAACCTAATCGAAAATGGGATTCTTGATGAAGATGTATTTAACCAATATTTGAAGGAAGCATAAGTTGAGGAGGTGGAAGAATGAAAAATAAAAACAACTCTGAAATATGGGTGAAAGGGTATCTGGACGAGAACGGAGATATTATTATCTCACTAGGTAATGACGGCTATCACAGAGTGCTAAAAGACTATGTGGATTCAGGTGTCGTCGAGTGTAAAACAGAACTTTTGGAGGCCGACCATGACCGAAATTAAATTAATATTCTTTGTTGCTTCTTGCGTAGTATCGTTCTACGCAGGGGCGGTGTTTAATAAGCCTGTTGTTACTCACAAAGAGGAAGTCAACGGCAGGTATCATGTCACAGTTAGACATTACGGTAAGTATCTGGTCAACGAGGATCAGTACGAATCCATTTCTGTCGGTGATGACATGCCAGAATTTTTAAAAAAAGGAGATTAAAATGAACTCAGATAAATTTTTAAATAAGTTTACTTACTTAATCCTGTGCGTGTTCGTTGCAGTGGTCTGCTTCGGATTTTACAAGCAGTACGAAGCGAATCAAAATCTGAATGACAAAGTTTTTAGACTTGAAAAACAAAACGCTGAAATCACTGAGCAAGTAGACAAGCTCAATAAGACGATTGATGCAGAGATTGCTAAGAATTTGAAAGAAGTAGCGGAGCGGAATAATGTCGGGGGATAAGATAGAGCAGTTAGAGCATGCGAAGAAATGCTATTTGAGAGATTTAGAACCTGAGCACATGGCAGTCGTGCAAAGAGATTTTGGGTTGCAAGTAGCATCCAAACGCAGGGATTGGCTGAAGAAGCAGGTTAAGAGATGTGATGAGGAGATTGAATGTCTGAAGAAAGAGTGATCCCGCTTTTGCCAGAGATTAATGAAAAAAGGACAATTAGGAAGGCAAAGGCTAAATTAAGAGAGTATCCTAAATGGCGTGAGATCGCTTGTGATGAAGCTATTCAAAAAGTGACGCAGGAATTTACTTTTGAAATACGCGGAGCAAGCGGGCCTAATAGACCTATCGAGAATCTAGCTATTAGACGGGTAGATGCTCTATCTGAGCTGGAAGAGATTGAGCAGGCAGTATCAAGGCTATTTAATCCGACTTATAGATTTATCTTGTATTCTCGCTTTCTCAAAAACGTGCCTGACTCAGCATACGTCATCTATACGGAATTAGGGATTGAGAAGACGCGCTATCAGGATCTACTGGACAGAGCCTTACTGGCATTTGCTTGGCAATATCGGAATGGCATCTTGGTTTGCGAAAAGTGGTAAAAAAGCGGTAATTTTGCGGTAAAAATGCGGTAATTGTTAGGCTGAAATAGTGATAAAATAGTAGTATCAAAGATTTGGCAAGAGGTCTTTGATACTCTAATTCCTTTAAATAAACTTCCGGGGAGAGAATAGTAGATTTTAACCTGATGCGATTTCAGGCTCTCTCTTATTTAACCGCAAACAATAAAAAATAGAAGTTCGTACAGTATCGCGCCTATGCGGTTAGGGCGCATTTTGGGAATAATGGTTAAGAGGTCTTAAGTCTCCTTATGTATTTTTTAATGTTCATGTTCGTGTTTCATGGTTACCTCGCAAACAAACCTTTTTCAAAAAATCTTTGCCTCTTCTGGTTCGATTCCAGGAATTCCCATTGTTATTCATCTGTTGGCCTTTTAATTGTTGTTTTGCGGTTTTAAGGGGTTGCTTACTCTTTGCGGTAGCACTATGGTATAATTTAAGTGAATAACATTTCTAAAACCTATTACACGGCTTGCCTGCTTTGTGTATTTGTTTTAGTTAATCATTGAAAAAGGCTTGTTAGTTTGGCGACTGTGAGCCTTTTTTGTTACTTTCAATAATCTTCTATTTTGTCTGAAAGGTGGTGATGGATATTGTGTTGAATCAACGACAAAAGATATTTGCTAGCGAATATCTGAGAACTGGTAACGCTTATCAGTCAGCGACATTGGCTGGATATAGTGAAGCTTATGCCAGAGGAAATGTTACAAAATTATTGGAAAATGAGAGCGTCAAGTCCTTTATCCAAGCCGAGATGGACAAAATGCATGATAAAAACATCATGAGCGCTAGAGAGGCTTTGAGCATCTTGTCTGACATCGCTAGAGGTAAGCGGGATGAAGAAGTTTTGATGATGAATCCTGTGACTGGCGAAGTCGATAGGTTGACGAAAAAGGCTGACAACGCAACGGTTATCAAGGCTATACAAGAAATCTTGAAACGCTATCCAACTGCTAAGCAAAGCGAGAAGATGGAACTTGAGATTGAGAGATTGAAAGCTCAGCTAGAGACTGGTAACATGGCCGAGACTAATATCACGATCATAGATAGGTGGGCAGAAGATGACGATTGATATCCAGAAGAATGTGAATCCGCATTTTAAGCCTGTCTGGGTGTCTAAACTACCCTATAATGTCCTTGCTGGCGGTCGTAACTCTTTTAAATCTTCAGTCGTCGCTTTAAACAAGGTCTACGGCATGGCTAAGTTTTTGAAGAAAAACAAAAAAGCAAATGCTGTTATCATTCGTAAAGTCGGAAATACAATCCGAGATAGCGTCTATCTGAAGATTCAGTGGGCGTTGAATCTATTCGGTCTCTCAGGTCGATTTAAAGCCACTGTATCGCCGTTTAAAATACAAGACAAGGTTACAGGGTCATGCTTCTATTTCTACGGCCAAGACGACTTTCAGAAGCTGAAATCAAACGACATTGGAAATATCATATCGGTTTGGTATGAGGAAGCTGCAGAGTTTTCCAATCAAGAAGATTTTGACCAGACAAACGTTACGTTCATGCGTCAGAAACACCCTGATGTACCATTCGTTAAGTTCTTTTGGTCGTATAACCCGCCTCGCAATCCATACAGTTGGATCAATGAGTGGTGGGATAGCCTCAAGGAACGAGAAGATTATCTGTTACATAAATCAAGCTATCTAGATGATGAGCTTGGATTTGTGACAGAACAAATGCTGGCAGATATAGAGCGGATAAAAGAAAACGACTACGACTACTACCGCTATATTTATCTTGGAGAACCAGTAGGTCTTGGCACTAACGTCTACAACATGGACTTGTTCCATAGAGTAGACAAGATACCAGATAATGAGCGTGTTATCGGTCAGTTGTTTGCAGCAGATACGGGACACCAACAATCAGCGACTACTTGCTTGCATGCTGTAGTTACTAACAAGCGCAAACTGTATCTTGTGGATAACTACTATTACAGCCCAGCAGGTAAGACGCATAAGAAAGCGCCTAGCGTACTATCTAAGGAGCTACATGAGTTTGTCACAAGTCAGACGAAGCTATTTGTCAATGTGCCAGTCGTGGAAATGACAATCGATAGTGCAGAGGGAGCGCTAAGAAACCAATACTTGGAAGACTTTGGCATTCGCTGGCATCCAGTGGCGAAGAAGAAAAAAATAGTTATGACCGAATACGTCCAATCACTACTAGCCGATGGGCGTTTTTATTATTTACCGACAGAAAACAACCTGAGATATTTTATCGAGGAGCACAAGCGTTACCAGTGGGAGGAGAAGTCAATCATGAATGACGACCCTAAAGTCGTTAAGGAAGACGACCATACTTGCGACGCGTTTCAATATATGATTGTTGATAACCTTCAATTGCTCGGGTTGAAAGCTTAAGAAAGGCTTTGAAATGGGTATCATACAGAAAATTAAAAATATATTTAAAAGGAGTACATACGCAATGACAGGCCAATCATTAGGCAACATCACAGAGCATCCTAAAATTGCAGTAACGCAGGAAGAATATAATAGGATTTCTCGCAATCTGACCTATTATCAAAGTAAATGGCCAGAAATTGAGTATTTGAACTCAAATCACGAAAAGAAAAAGCGTGACATGAATCATTTGCCGATTGCACGCACAGCATCGAAGAAGATTGCAAGTCTTGTATTTAACGAGCAAGCAGAGATAACTGTGGATGACACAACAGCCAACAAGTTTATCCAAGAGACACTGAAGAACGACCGATTCAACAAGAATTTTGAACGGTATCTTGAAAGTTGCTTAGCCCTTGGCGGACTTGCCATGCGTCCTTATATATCGGGCGATAGTGTGAAGGTGTCATTTGTGCAAGCTCCAGTATTTCTTCCGTTGCAATCGAACACGCAGGATATATCGTCTGCAGCAATCGTGACGAAGACAATCAAAGCGATTGACAAGAAGAACATCTACTATACGTTGATTGAGTTTCATGAGTGGGACAAGGATGGTAAGTACGTCATCACTAATGAGCTTTATCGCTCGGCTGAAAAAGAGAAGGTAGGCGACAGAGTGCCGCTATCTGAAGTCTATGAAGACCTTGAAGAGGAAGTTGTCCTTGAACAGCTGACACGGCCTTTGTTTACCTACTTGAAGCCTCCTGGCATGAATAACAAAGATATTAACAGTCCGCTTGGTCTATCTATCTTTGATAATGCCAAGAGTACAATTGATTTTATCAATACGACCTATGACGAGTTTCGCTGGGAAGTTAAGATGGGACAACGTCGTGTCATTGTGCCTGACCAGACTGTAAGAGTTGGCTTTGCGAGAGATGGAGACATTGACCTTGTCAAGCGTGAGTTTGATCCAGAACAGAATGTCTATGAGCAGATTGACGGTGGCAAGGATACTCCTGTTGGTATAACAGACCTGACAACTCCTATCCGCTCGGATGACTACATCAAAGCCATTAACGAAGGATTGGCGCTGTTTGAAATGCAGATAGGGGTATCTGCTGGCATGTTTACATTCGACGGTAAGAGCATGAAGACGGCTACTGAAGTAGTCAGCGAGAACTCGGATACCTACCAAATGCGCAACAGCATTGTAAGCCTCGTAGAACAGTCAATCAAAGAGCTTGTGGTTTCTATCTGCGAGCTTGGCGCTTTGTACGACCTCTACAGCGGGCCTATTCCAACACTTGAAAACGTTACAGTTAGTCTTGACGACGGAGTCTTTACTGACAAGAACACTCAGCTAGAGTACTATACCAAGGCACTAGCAAGCGGTCTGGTAAGTCGTGAGTATGCTATAGAAAAGGCTCTAGGCTTTTCTACGGAAGAAGCCAAGAAAATGGCTGAGGCTGTTAGAAAAGAGGCTGTGGCTGACGTAGGAAGCGTTAGAAGCCAAACCGACGTAGATATTTACGGAGAATGATTAGATGAAGCACAAGTACCCGATTAAATTTGATGATGAACAGCTGATTTTAGAAGCGGGTCAAGTTGCTGACACTTATCACAAGCTAACTCTTGACCTGTTCAATGAAGTCATAGATAGGCTGTTAGAGCGTGGCACTGCTTCACTTGCTGATAATCCGTATATCTGGCAGTTAGAGAAACTGAACCAGATGCACTTGCTGAACGAGCAGAACCTGAAGACGATTGCTAAATACTCGAAGATTGGCGAAGAACAGCTTAGACAGGTCATCGAGGGTGAAGGGTTTAGGATCTACAAGAATACTAAACAACATCTGATAGATGACTTGGGAGAAGGTGAGCTTGGAGATTCTTCGCACGTCCAAGAGTTACTATCTGGTTATTTTAACCAGTCGCACGGAGACATTAAGAATCTGATTAATACCACGCTCCCACAAGCAGTATCTGAGGTGTACAGAGGAATTATACAAGACTCTGTGGCCCGTGTAGTAACTGGTTTGTCCACTCATGACAAGGCGCTAAACGAGACCGTCATGAAGTGGCAAGACGCAGGCTTCAAGGGCTTTATAGACAAAGGCGGTAAACGCTGGAAGATAGATAATTATGCGCGTACTGTCATTAAGACCACGGCTATAAGAAGCTATCGAGAAATGCGGACTATGCCAGCTGAAGAGCTAGGGATAGATACTTTTTACTACTCGAAGAAAGCGACAGCTAGAGAAGCTTGTGCACCTCTGCAGCATCACATAGTAACGACTGGTACGGCTCGTGAAGAAGAAGGATATACTATCTTATCTCTTAATGACCATGGTTATGGAACTCCTGCGGGGTGCTTAGGTATCAACTGCGGGCATATCTTGACGCCTTTTATTCCTGGAATTAATGAATTGCCAGAACTTGGAGAAGACGTCAAGAATGTAACGCCAGAACAAGCGATAGAAAATGCAAACGCAGAAGCTAAGCAGAGAGCCTTAGAGCGGTCTATCAGGAACAACAAGGAAAGGCTCCACGTTGCCGAGAAATTGGGTGACAAGGAGTTGATAGACAAGTATAAGAGCAAGGTTAGAATCCAACAAGGAGCTATGAGAGACTATCTCAAACAGCATCCGTTTCTACATCGCGATTATGCTAGAGAGAAGTATTACGGATAGGAGGTGATCCGTCATCTTGACTAGCAGGAATAGACTGCTACTTATATCGTTATAACAAACCGTATGAAAAATCATGCGGTTTTTATTTTGCCTTTATCCGCAGGCGTAAAAGAACGGAATATCAAATGCAGGAGGCCTATTATGGCAGAAGAAATCCAAAACACTGACCAGACAGTTGAATCTGGAGAGAATAAAGTGCAAGAAAGCACGGAGCAAGCTAGAACATTTAGTCAAGAAGAAGTAAATGGTCTGGTAGCAAAAGAATCCAAAAAAGCACAAGAGAAGATTTTCAAAAGCCTGGGATTTGAAGATATCAAGAGTGCTAAAGAAGGATTCGAGAAGCTGAAAGCTTGGGAGGATTCACAGAAAAGTGAATCAGAGAAAAGTGCTGAAGCGCTCAACGCTAAAGAGCGAGAGCTAGCAAAAGCTTTATCTGATAACAAGACGCTATCGGCTCAACTATCAGCTTTAAAACAAGGAGTGATTGCTGACTCTGTAGATGACGTAATCGCTCTATCAGAACGGCTAGTGTCTGATGAAGTGTCTATTGATGACGCAATCAAGCAGATACTTACCAAATATCCTCAATTTGGAGCTAAGCAGGAACAGGATGAGGAGAAACCGAAACCGACTTTCGCTACAGCAGGAAATCCAACCGCTGGAACGAGCAACCAAGAAGATGCCTTTTTGAAGGCTCTAGGTCTAAATAATTAATAGGAGGACAAATAATGTCAATCAACTACATTACTAAACACGAGGGAACGTTTGAGAAAAAACTTATGCAAGGTGCCCTCACAAGCATTTTGGAAACACAGCAAGTAAATTGGCTGGGAGCTAAATCATTTGAATTGCCAACTATTTCAGTAACTGGCTACAAGGCTCATACACGTTCAAAAGGTTACAACTCAGGAACTGTTTCTAACGACAAAAACGTCTACACTCTCGGCTTTGACCGTGACGTTGAATTCTTTGTCGACAAAGCAGACGTGGACGAAACAAACCAAGAGCTGTCAGCAGCTAACGTATCTAACACATTCATCACCGAGCACGCAACTCCAGAAGTCGATGCTTATCGTTTCTCTAAAATTGCTACGGACGCTATTACTAACAATCACTTCAAATCCGAAGACGATTTATCAGAAGTAAATATTTACTCAAAATTGAAAGCTGCTCTATTGCCTATCCGTAAGTATGGGGCACAAAACATTGTCATGTACGTATCTAGTGAGGTTATGGACTTTTTGGAACGTTCTAAGGACTTCACACGCTCAATCGCCACTACATCACCTCAAGGGATTGATACTCGTGTAACTTCACTTGACGGAGTTCAACTTATCGAAGTTTGGGATGATGCGCGTTTCAAGACTAAATTTAACTTTACCGAAGGCTTTGTTAAGGATACAGACGGTAAAAACATCAACTTCTTGATCGTTGCCAAACCAGCTGTGATTGCTAAGGCTAAATTTAACTCTATCTATCTTTTCGCTCCAGGAGAACATACTGAAGGCGACGGATACTTGTATCAAAACCGTCTCTACCATGATCTTTTTGTTCTAAAAACAAAACAAGATGGTGTCTATGTTTCTCACAAATCAGCCTAATAGGAGGTAACAAATGAGAAAGTACGAAAAAGAGAACCAAGTATATGTCGTCCAAGAAGGCAGTTTGCTTGAAGCTCAATTGATTGCAGATGGTTTCGAAGAAGTGATTGGAGAGGGTGGAATCGAAGAGATTTTGGCTACTCACTCGCTTTCGGAAATGACCTTAGTCGAATTGAAAGCTCTTGCTAAAGAAAGAGGAGTTGAAAGTTACTCGACAAAATCGAAAGATGAGCTTCTGGAGGCATTGAATGGCTAGTTTTAAAGCAGATAGAAATTTCTATTTGGCGCAATCTGACCGACAATTTGACGAAGGTAAAACCTATGAATTAGACGTCGAAGAAGCAAATGTGATCAATGAGAAAGTAAAGGTTGCATTTGGTGAAACTTGGTTGAAAATTATCAATAACGTCAATAAGTCGGAGGAATCTCTTTCATAGGAGGTGGCTACTATCGCTTACTTAACTAAAGAAGAGTATATCAAACTTGGTTTTGACGAGTTTACTGGCTTTGACGATCGATTGAAACAGGCTGAACTTGCAATCGATTTATTTATTCGTCATTTTTACGACTATAACGACTTTGAGAGTGATTTTAAGCCTAGGAAGAAAGCTGTTAAGCTAGCTACTGCTTACCAAGTGCACTACTTAGAAAGCTCAGGCATTTTGACGGCAGAGGACAAACAATCAATCTCTAGCATGACGTTAGGTCGCACAACCGTGTCCTACGGCTCTCAGAACTCCTCTAAGGCTCATGAAATAGCTTCGGGGTATAATCTATCGCTTGATGCATTTAACGCCCTTAAATCGGCTGGATTTCTGTATTCGGGGGTTGATAGATATGGTAGATAAGAGAGCATTAGTTGACTCTGTCACAATCCAAAAGCAGGCAGATAAAGACGATTGGGGGAAGGAATCATATTCTGACCCTCTTTTATTATCTCCCGTCCGATTTGACAGAAATTACAATGCACCAGGTGCTATCAACAATCCAGCAGGAACGAAGAATCCTACGTATAGCAAGCCAAGTGTCTTGTTCGTGTACACACAATACTGTGATGTACAGATTGATGACACTTACCGCAGCGGGATTTTAAAAGATGGTGATCGAGAGTACATCATCAATAAGATAATCCCCGTGTATTATCCGTTTAAAAATAAGGTCTATTGCTATGAAATAGAGGTGATGTAATGACCTCTATTAAATTAAAAATAGATTTGAGCAAGGCGAAGGAAAAAATCAATAAGACAAATGTTAAAAAAGGACAATTTGCGATTGCCAATCAGGCTCTGCTTGATATGGATCCGTACATTCCGCTGAGGAAAGGCCCTCTAAGGTCTAGCGGTCATGTGACGGGTGGTGGTTCGCAGATTGTCTATAACACACCTTATGCAAGAGCTCAATTTTATGGCGGAGCATACAACAAGCATAAGAGTTTTAGTTTTAGCAAATACTCAACACCAGGTACTGGCAAGCGTTGGGATTTAAAAGCTAAACCTTTACACGCTAACAAGTGGGCAGAAATTGGATTGAAAGCGATGGGCATTAAATGACGAAGAATAACAATGACTTTGCTGTCGTCTTACGCGCTTTTATTGATAGTCTAGGTATTCCTTTTAAATGCCGATTGGATTTTTTGGACGAAAAGGAGGGATTAGTCCTCTATCCATTGCCAGGCGGGCAAGTCAAGAAAGAGTACATGGACGGCTCAAAAGATGTAAGCCTCATCTTTGAAATCGCCATAAAGACGAAAGACCAGCAGAAGGCAAGTGAGTGTTTGTGGGAAATCAACAAAGAGTTGTCAGAGTTCGACCTTGATTTACCAAGCAAGAATGACTCATATATATTTAACGACTTAACAGTAACCGCTCCGACCCTCAACGAAAGGGACGGCCAAGGCTACTACATCTACTTGCAGGACATCACTGCAAGTCTAACTATCCTAAATACGAAAGGTAATTAATAAATGGTACGTAACAAGAACGCCCTGCGTGGGCATTTTATCGCACAAGTAACTGATCCAAAAGTTGAACCTGAAAAATCAGCTTACTTGGAGCTAGCAAAATGGATCTCTGACATAGATGATGACACAGATGAAACTACGACATCTACTGCATATTATGACGGCGATGGTACGGAAGAAACAACCGTCACTGGTGTCAAGGAAGCATATTCGTTCAAGGGAACCTATGACGCCGAAGACCTAGCCATGAAGTATATTGCTGATTTGAAACGCAAAAAAGACAAAGACCGGCTTGTATGGCACAAAATTGTAGACTCTGACGGCAAAAATCAGCACGTCGGTATTGCTACAGTAACCGGTATCAAGGCAGGGTCTGGTGCTGCTTCAGACTACGAATTGTTTGAATGTAAGATCTCGTATAACTCCATTCCGAAGACTTCAGCAGTCGTATGATAATGCGAAGCGTCTCTATCGAGGCGCTCTTTTTTTGTAAAAAATAAGGAGAAAATATGTCTATTCAAATTGAAGTTAAGCGCTCAGGTTTCCCTGTTAAATTGGGAGAAGTAGAGCTGTGGTTTGATACGTCTATCGAAAATCTAACAAGATTTTTTGATATTGAAAACGAAGTAAACAACCGATTTAACGAATATCAGAAAAAAATTGCTGATAAATCCAACAATGGCGAGTTCGACGACTTGAAGAAAGGCGAAATCAGCAAGAAAACAGTTGACGAAGCCTTGGGGCTTGAGCGTAAAACTACCGAAATCAAGTATGATGTGGTATTTGGCGATGGAACATTTGCTAAATTGTACAAAGTTTACCCTGATTACGAGGCTCTAGACGAAGCATTTCATCAAGTTGATACGCTCATCGGAGCAGAGCTTGAAAAACTTGCTATTGAACGCAAAAAGAAGGCTAAAACACGAGCTGAAGAGTACAAGACTAAGGCCAAATCAAAGAAGAAGAAAAAATAAGGAGGTCGGCTTATGAAGCTGAATGAACCTCTTGAAACCTCTTTTAAAGTTGAAGGCAAAACCTTTGAAATAGATTGTTCGTTTGATGTTGTTTTAGATGTCTTTGAAATGTTTGGAGATGATGTGCTAAATGATGCCGAGAAACTTCAACTAGCTATCGAAATTATGACTGATGAAGTGATAGAAGATCCAGAACTTGCATCTCGAATCTGGAAATACATTGACGAGCATTTTTTAAAGACCAAAAGAGAGCGTGTGGTCTATGACCGGAACGGAAATCCTATGCCTGTATCAAAGAATGAAGATGATGACAAAGCCCGCTTAATTGATTTTGAAATAGACGCGCAGGACATATACGCTAGTTTTATACAAGCATACGGCATCAACCTCTTAGACGAGCAAGGAAAGCTAACATGGGCTGAATTCATGGCTTTGCTGAATGCTCTTCCTGATGACACATCAATGATGAAGATTGTCCAGATTAGATCATGGAAACCTAGCAGTCACGACTCTAGCGAGTACAAGGGCTTGATGCGTAAATTACAAAGAAAATACAGTCTAGATAGAGAGGAGGAATAATGTTTGGCAGATGGAAAAATAACCATTGAGGTTGAAGTGAACGGCCAGAAGCTATCTTCTTTGTCTGCTGACCTAAAAAGGATTGAGTCTGACGCTAAACGGAGCGGAGAAGGCTTTAAACAAGCCAGCGACAAGATAAAAGAATCTGGTGATAAAGCTAAAAGCTCAGGCCAAGGCTTCAAAGAGGCTGGTGATAAGGCCAAAAGCGCAAGCGAAACAGCCAAAGCTGGCGGAGATGGTTTCAAACAGGCAGGAGATCGAGCGAAAAGCGCTGGCGACGTAGCCAAGGGCGCAGGAAGTGGCTTCGACGAAGCAGGAAACAAAGCCAAGGACAGCGGTGATAAAGCTGGTCAAGGTGCTAAAGGATTCGACAAGATTAAAGAATCTATCAAAAACTTTTCTGTCGGCGCTGTTGGATTTAAACTAGCAAGCTCAGCAATGGATTTGGTCAGCGCGTCCTTAGACAAAGCGATTAACCGTTTTGATACGCTGGAGCGCTATCCAAAGGTCATGAAGTCTCTTGGTTTTAGTGCTAAAGATGTAGCCAATTCCACAAAAGAGTTATCAGATGGTATCGATGGCTTGCCTACAACGCTTGATGACGTTGTTAAAACCACGCAAAAGCTAACGTCAATGACTGGCGACCTCAAGACATCAACCAAGCTCACATTGGCCCTAAATAATGCGTTCTTGGCGTCTGGAGCGTCCACAGAAGATGCAAGCCGTGGTCTGCAACAATTTAGCCAGATGCTATCAGCTGGTAAGGTTGATATGCAATCCTGGAAGACTTTGCAAGAGACCATGCCTTACGCTTTGCAGAAAACCGCTGAATCATTTGGTTTTGCTGGTGAATCAGCACAAAAAGACTTCTACTCAGCCTTGCTAAACGGTGAAATCACGTTTAAGCAATTTAGTAAACGTCTGATTGAGCTGAATCAAGGGACGAATGGTTTTGCAGAAATGGCCAAGAAGAACAGTGAAGGTATTCAGACCTCTTGGAATAACATTGTCAACGCGTTTGCTAAAGGTATCGCAAACGTCATGAAAGCCTTTGATGATCTGAGTAAGGCCATTACTGGCAAGAGCATTGCCAAGAACTTAGACGGTCTAAAAGCTGGTGTTAACGGCTTCTTTAAATTTGTCACAGACGGTATCAGAGGACTGGTTCCGATTGTACAGTCAGTAAACAACGTATTAGGCACTTTAAAGCCTATCTTTGACGCATTAACTCCAATCATCATGGGAGCAGTCGCTGGAGCATTAGCCTTTAAAGGCGCAATGTTGGCGCTTGCTGTTATAAATGGCGTCAAAAGCTGGGTAGCTGGTTTGATTCAGTCATTCTTGTCATTTATCAGTACGGCTACAGTTGCTGAGGGGGCTACATTAACGCTTGGTACTGCATTTGCTAGTCTTTCAACCGCAGGGATAGCTGTTGCTGTCGGTGCATTAATCGGTTTTGTAAGCTGGCTGTCCAGAGAGACCGACGAGCAGAAAAAAGCCCGTGAAGCCTCTGAAAAGCACAAGGAATCCATCAAGAAATTAAATGATGAGGTTGCCCAAGGTAAAGAACGCTATGAAGACCACAGACGAGAAATAAAGGCTACTGCTGACGAGAATGAAAAACTTGTCAGGAAGATTGAAGAATTAAGCTCTGTTCAGAAGAAGACAGCTAGCCAGAAGAAAGAACTTGCTGCTGCAACTCAAATGTTAAATAACAATGTATCTGGATTGAACATTGTTTATGACAAAGCGACAGGATCAATCAACATGACTGCGGACGCTATCCGTAGGCAGATTGAAGTCACCAAGCAATCGGCAGAAGCAGAGGCAGCAAACCAGCGCTTAGTTGAAATAGCTAAGCAGAAGCTGGAAGTTGAAGACAAAATCGCAGATGTTAAGAGCAAACTAAAAGACGCTGAAGAAAAACTCGGCGAAAGTGCAAGTAATAGCACCATCAAAGAGGTTGCTCTACAAAAGGTCAGAGAAGAAGCTGGTAAGCAACTCAGCGACCTGGAAGGCAGTCTCAAGAGCTTAGAGTCTCAGTATGAAGAGACATCTAATACTGCTGTTAAATCTGCAGAAGCAAGCGCTCAAGCGGTTGAAGATGCTTCAGGCCGTCAAGTTCTGACTTGGAATACCCTGAACGAAAGCCAACGCAAATTGGTTGAAGATATGCGCTCTCAATACGAGACGATGCGTAACGAAGTTCAAAATGCGTTCCAAGCAATCGAACAGCAAGCAGTCGTATCTGTGGATCAAATGACGGCTAACTTGCAGAAGAATATCGAGTATGTCGATAAATGGGCTGGAAATCTTGAGACATTAGCTCGTCGTGGTTTAGATCAAGGGTTGATTGAACAACTTAGACAAGCTGGCCCGAAAGCAGCAGAACAAACACAAGCCTTAGTAGAAGCCTCAGACGAACAATTAGGTAATCTCAACCAGAAATGGAGTGAGGCAGGGGACAAGGCTAAAGAAGGATTCCTACGTGGTATTAATGCTGCAGGGGTTGAATTAGCTCCAGAAGTGCAAGCAATGGTAACTGCTATTGGTGATGAGTTCAGAAAAGCTCTACAAGATGCAGGTTTTGATGTTAAAGCCCGTGAAATCCCCGAAAAGGTCGGAGAGGGTATCACATCAAATATAGCTGCTGCTGCACAAGCAATGTCTGGTATAGCTGAATCCGCTAAACAAGGTTTTAATGGCGTGCCAGAAGAAGCTAGAAACAGCGGGGCGCAAGTAAGCGGTCAGTATGCACAAGGTATCACAGATAACCAAAGTGTGGCACAAGGAGCTGGTGAATTGCTCAAGAGTGCTTCACTAGGTGCTCTAGACGGCATTTTTGGTGACGCGCAGACTAAAGGTTCCGAACTCGGTTCGGGTCTTAGTTCTGGTGTATCTGGCGGTATCGAAGCGGTTCAGGGTGCTGCAAACGCTCTGAAAGCTGGAGCAGTCACTTCTTTAGCCGGTATGGCTTCGGAAGGTCAGGCGAAAGGTTCTGAATTTGGCGGAGGTATCGCAAGCGGTATTGGAATAGGCCAACAGCTAGCCGTGGGCGCTGCATCAGTGATGAACATTGCTATTTCAGCGCAATTTCTCGCAATGGCCTCTGATGGTCAGAGCAAGGGTTCACAATTCGGTACTGGTATCAGCACTGGTATTTCTTCAACCCAAGGAATCGCAACAGGCGCTTCAAATGCGCTGAAAGAAACAGTCAATGCAAGTGTGAGCTCACTCGGTCGTGATGGTCGTAAAGCAGGTTCTGACTTCGGTTCTGGAGCCACAGAAGGAATCCAAAGCCATCAGGGCGGTGCACATAGCGCAGGTTCGTCTCTAAGAGATAATGCCACAAATGGAATGCAGGGCGGATATAACTCAGCATACGGGGCAGGTATGTCCATTGGTGAAGGTCTAACAGCTGGTATCTATGCTATGGCTGGATCAGTGGCAAATGCTGCAGCAAGTATCGCTTACGGTGCTGTGTCTGCTGCTCGAAGTGCTTTGAGCATCAACTCACCATCCAAGGTGTTCCGTGACAAAATCGGGCGAGCAATTCCAGAGGGTTGGGCGCTTGGTATCGACAAATACAGCTGGTATGTTGATAACTCAATGGATGACTTAGCAAAAAATACGATTGATGCAAGCGCTAAATTCGTTTCTGGTTTTGGCTTGGACATTCCAAAATCAGCAGAAATAGCTTCAGGGCTTAACGCTTCCTTAGCTTATCGCTTCGGTGGCGGTGGTTCTGCTGGCGTGTCTAATAGCACATCAAATGTAACCAATAATTACACTCTTAACGCTACAGGACAAGGGAATAACGACTTCTTCACTCCTGACAACATGCGCAGATTGATTAGAGAGTTAGCATACTACACCAGACAAGAAAGGGGGCGTATGATTTAGTATGGCTTATATTAGCTTTGACGGAAAGAAAAGCACAGACTTTGATTTGCGTCTAATAAACGAAGTCGAACACAGTTCGGCAAGTAAAGATATTAGTCAAGTCACCGTCTCTGGCCGAGATGGTGTTTTGCTTATTGACAACAATCGCTTAAATCCAGTGACCAAAGAGTTTCCTTTTCGGATAAGTACCAAGAGTGACTTAACCAAAATCGGGGAGCGCTTGACGGACTGGCTTGCTGTCAATGGCTACAAAGACTTGGTTCTCTCATGGGATCCCGACTTTGTGTACCGTGCAGCATTCCTTGAGACATTCTCAATCTCGGAGATTCTCAGGCAGTTTGGTAGTGTTAAGCTAAACTTCCTTTGCCACCCTATCAAATTTTATAAAGACGGTAGGGATCGCTTGACTGTGTCAAATGGTCAGACTATCCAAGGCAAGGGAAATGTTAACGCAAAGCCTGTTATTATTATCTCAGGAAACGGAACGACCACTATTACAATCAATGGCAGACAGACCAAGCTAAAAGATATCCAAGGCGGGATAACCCTTGATATGCAGACTAACCAAGTCTACAGCGGAGGGCTTCCTGCTTGGGATAAAGTGGTCAGAGCACCGCAGTATAAGATGCCTTACTTAGAGCCAAAAAATAACCGTATTTCTTGGGATGGCAATTTTACAGTTTCGATAATTCCTAATTGGGGGGTGAAGATTTGAAGCCTATTTTATTTAATAAGAATGAGCAACAATTCGACACTTACGGGTTGGGAGAAATTGATGTAACAACAGGAAATGTCACCCGTGAGAGAAACGGTCTCTATACGTTTTATGCGGAATATCCAGCTAATGGCCCTCTAGCCTCCATCTTAGAGAAAGAAATGAAAATCAAGGCAGACGCTGGACTGCGAACGAAAAACCAGACCTTTGAAATATCCAGAATTGTCAAAGACAGTAGCGGAGTTTTAAAAATCTACGGTAGCCACATAAAGCATAAGTTAGAGTATATGGCAGTTCGTCACGGAATCAACCTAAGCGGTACAGCTTCCGTGGCTCTTGCTATCTGGGCTAATAACCTGATAGGTGACTATCGTTTTTCCACTTGGTCAGATATTGATACGACAGGTAGCACAACATTTACCGCAGACAAGATGACCAACGCGCATCTTGCTCTTGGTGGTGTTGAGGGCTCTATTTTAGACGTCTGGGGCGGTGAGTACGAGTTCGACAACCTAACAGTTAGGTTGCACAAGCAACTTGGTAGAAGAGCTCCTACGGTCTTAGAATACGGTAGAAACATCATATCAGCCGAGAGTGATGAATCTATCGAAGAATCCTACACCTCAGTCTATCCGTTTGCTACCTACACACCAGACAGCCAAGGGAGCGATAGCACACCAGCACCCGTCACGGTGACAATACCAGGCGATTATGTAGACAGCAAGTACATCAGCATGTACGCTAACAGACGTATAAAAGTGGTAGATTTCTCCAGCGAGTTTAAGGAGAAGGAAATCCCAACCCCTGACAAGCTGAGAACTATGGCATTGAAGTTTATGGAGCACAATAAGATTGGCGCTCCTAAAATCAATACCAAGATTGAGTACGTGGACTTGGCAAGCACCCTTGATTATCAAGATAACAAAATCATTGAGGAGCTGGAGTTCTGCGACATCGTACCCGTCTACTATCCATCTATCGGGATTACAGAGGACGATGCAAAAGTTACTAAAATTGTTTACGATTTTGTCAACGAGCGCAACGAATCTGTAGAGTTTGGTATCATCGGTGAATCTATTCGCTCGGCTATGACTGGTGGATTGTCAGGACGCATGGACTCGCTAGAGAATCGGCAGAAAGCCATTGAAAGCGGGCTACCTGATTATCTCTTGAATGCGTCAGGCAATAAAGTCTGGTATCAGAAACCAGCTGAGGGGACAGAACACAAACTCGGCGACTTATGGTTTGAGAAAAACGGGCAATATGACCGCATGTATGTCTGGAATGGTGAGATGTGGGAAAAGCGCATTGATACCGAAGATGTGGACAAGGTCAAGAAAGATATTGACGAGAAACTGAAGCAATCCACAGAGTCCATCCAGCAAGTCGACAACAAAGCCTCTGAAGCCTTGACAAAGGCAGGCGCAATCATTGATAGCCAAGAGTTGCTGGATAAGATTAATGCCCATCTATATTCAGACGCTAATAATGACGGCAACGGAATCTTGGGCAAAAAGTTTCGACTGCAACGAGAAGCTAACCGTTCAACTCGGAACATAGCCACATCAACTAGAGATAAGCTAACCGAATATCAACGCACAAACGATGAGAACCTAGTTCGCATTGGTCAGCAACTGGACAACACGGTCAGTAAGGCCGAGATGAAGCAGACTGCAGATGGGATTAGAGAGACGATTTTAGAGCTTCAGACCAATGGTTCAGGCGGGCCGAATATGCTCAGAAACTCTCGCGCAGACGAGGGCTTGCAGTATTGGGCAGAAGCTAATAATAGACTAGGCTTTACCTCTCACCAGTTCTACTTCAACGGTCAAAAGAAGATGTTTGAGTTGAGGCCTGGAGCAGTCGTTAAAAGTCCACGTTTCATCGTTAAACGCAATGCTGATTACACGCTGAATGTCCTTGGATTTGATAATAACTCTAAGTATTTTAGAGTTTATTTCTGCAAGCGCAAAAAGGGATCAACAGCGGACTTTGAAGAAAAGCAACTGGTCTTTGACGGCCAACCGCAATGGACAGACGGCCCTGTATTTAACAACGTCAAAACTGCTAAGAAGTCGTTTAAATTTAACATCGGGGAATTTGATGACGGCTATCTTCAATTTGAGTATGACCGAAATAACCCCAATAAATGGGGCGGTCTATTTATGACCGAGTTGGATTTCTACGAAGGCACAACCGATCGTAAATGGCAACCGGCACCCGAAGATGGCGCAGAGTGGCTAAATGGTAAGATAACCACATTAGACCGTACGGTGGACGGCATTAAAGCGACTGTCACAGAGGCCAAGAGCTACATCGACGCAGACGGACAGAGAAGACAAGAGCTGAACCAGCTAATCAGAGACGAGACGGCCAAGGGCATCAATACAGTCTTGTCTACAGTCGAGCAGTCAGGCTATGCCAAGCGTACAGAGATACAGTCTATCACAGAGACGCAAAGGCTCTATGACCGTATCATTGGCACGACGGAAGATGGAATCAAGCAGAACATCGCTCGGATGACATTGACGGATAGCCTGTTTCAGACGGAAGTCTCGAAGGTGGTTAATAAAGAGCTTACGTCTTCAAATTATGTAGCCAATCCGTTTACCATGTCAGATTATGTAAGGAAATATTTTGGCAAAGGGGATTCTTCAACGGTTTCTCTCGTAAGTTCGGGCCTCTCCGCTTTTGGCAAATTGGAGTTTCACGCCAATTCAAGGTTGACGTCTAATGATGCCGTGTGGTTGCCGTTAAATCGAATCCCAGAAAGTGTCAAGGATTTATCCTTTTCAATCGTTGTTGAAGGAATTGATAAATGTAATATTTCCGTAGCCATTGGCACCGAAAATGCATCATCATCTATATCCTACAAACGGCAAGGCGATACGATTTACGGAACATGGACGGGCATTAGCTATTATTATAAAGGTTCTGACGGTGTTTATCTTAAAATCTCATTCTCTGGTTTAAATGGGGAAAGCGTGTTCCTCAAAAAACCTATTGTCGTAGAAGGTAGAGAGCCTAAATTCGATTTTGAGGTAAACAAGCGGATGGAAGTAGACCAAGCTGTCCGAAGCGTCCAAACTCAATTGGCGGGCTCTTGGGCTATCAAAAATCTAAATTCAGCTGGCGATCTAATCTCTGGTATCAATTTAGGCGCAGATGGTAGGAATCGCATTACTGGTAAGTTAACACACATTACTAATGAGACGCTGATGGACAGAGCTAGTATAAAGAGTGCCGCGATCGAGAGCATAACAGCTGACCAAATAACCACTGGGACACTTAATGCATCGCGAATCAATGTAATCAACCTCAACGCAAAAAGTATAACATCTGGAACGTTCAGAGGGCTTGAGTATGAAGGTGGTATTATCCGAGGGAACAACGGGAATACTATCATCAATCTTAATACTAATTTCACGACGTACAATGGTACGGCTAGGATTGAGTTCAAATCACCTCAGAATTGTTTAGTCCACAGTTCTGGTGGTACACACGCTTTCTTAACTCCAACTCAAAGGCAAGGCACAACTTATGCAGCGTGGGCCTTAGGTGTTGGTGGTAGCGCGCTTGATACCAATGCTAATTTTACGGGCATTAAGATATTTAATGACCCTGGAGCGCGAGAGGTTATTTTGATTGGAGATGTGCGATTTGTAAAAGATACGTTTACCCGAAATGCTCCAGCTACAGCGTTAACCGATATATTATCTCAAATACAATATAACTTCGTTCAAATCAAAAATTGGTTTCAAAGAAGTGATCTAGGTTACCCTGGTCTATATGACATCGGCTTATAAAAAAAGGAGAAATAATGACAGATAAAATTAATCAAGATATTATCAACGATTTAGGCATTCAGCTTGCTAACAAAATTATCGAGGCGTCAGAGTACAAATCTCGTCTCATAGCGGTTCAAGGCGAGCTAGATGCCTTTAGAGCTGTTCTAGCCCGCAATGATGAGTTGCGAGCTAAGTTTGAAGAAGAACAAGCGAAAGGAGGAAATCATCAATGACATTTGAAGTAAAAGATGCATCAGGTCAATATGGCCCTGACGGAACTGTTATTAAAACGATTGTTACGATATACCAACAACAGCCATATTATGCGACTGCTGCATTTCCACTTGATGGAGATCATACGCACAAAGAGGCAAATGAGTTATTGGAAATGATTAAGCAGGAGTTCTTTAAAGAGCACTACACAGCGTATGCGTTTAAAGAGCTTGATAAGTCAGTATCTAGCCAAAACGAGAAGGTAGACAAGCTGACTAAACTTGCAGAAGCCACTGTCTTAGCTGTAGCTACTAACAAGGATAATCCAGTAGACCCTACGATTTACAAGCGTTATTTGGAACTTATCGATCCAGCAGTAACTGGCAAGCTATATCACGCTTATGATGTATTCAGCCTCGAAGATGCTTCGCACGAAGAGAAATTTGGGGAAGGTAAGCGCGTATTAGTGCAAGTTAACAAAGACTTTACTTACGATGGCCAGCCCGCATCTGAGTTTAAGACTGGCGGTTCGCTTGAACTTGCTGGTGTTGGTGCAGCATTTCCTTGGACGATGCCTAAAGAGTAGAAAGGGGTGCTTATGCCAGAGTACGAAAGATTTATTTTGCAATTGGGGCTATCTCTAATCCCTGTTTTAGGCCTGTATCTCTCAATGAGGGATCGGGCCACAAAAGAAGAGAATAGAAATACCATCATGGAGAAGGACATCGAGAATCTAAGAGAGTTTAAAGCTTCAGCTAGCAAACGCTTAGATAACCATGATGAACAAAACAAGGCTATTTTAGTCTTAGCGGAACAAGTTAAGGTTTTGAGTGAAGATGTAAGAGAGCTTAAGACTTTAATCACTAGCAATCGATAACAAGAAAAAGAGGAAATATAATATGAAAAACATTAACTGGTCTGTACGTTTGAAAAACAAAAACTTTTGGCTTGCTCTTGTACCAGCGCTTGCCTTGCTCTTCCAAGCTTTCGCTGACATCTTCGGCATCAAGCTTGAGTTTGGGGCTACCATTGATAAGATTTTAGTCTTCATCAACGTTCTGTTTGCATTCCTTGTCTTGGTTGGTATCGTTAATGACCCAACTACAGCAGGTCTGACAGATAGCCGTCAAGCGCTAGATTACAACAAACCAAAAGAAGACTAATATAATTAAAGGAGAATAACATGGCAGATATTGCAAGCTGGTTCGAAGCTCGTCGTGGAGCAGTTACTTACTCAATGCTAGGCAGCCGTAACGGTACAGACGGTACAGGAGACTGTTCAGGAACTATTTCCCAAGCTCTGAAAGACAATGGATTCGCTATCCAAGGATTGCCATCAACTGTGACCCTTGGCTCTCAATTGGCAAGAGTTGGCTGGGTACGCATCAGCAGAAACGAAGATTGGAACGCTCAACGCAACGACATTGTCATGATGTCATGGAGCGCAGACATGGCAGGTTCTGGCGGAGCTGGCGGGCACGTCGGAGCAATGCTAGATTCGGTTAACTTTATCAGTTGTGACTACTCAACTCAAGGAGCGCCTGGACAAGCTATCAATACTTATCCGTGGGATTACTACTATAATGCTAATAATCCAACTTATATTGAGGTGTGGCGCTACAATGGCAACGCACCAGAAAAACCATTGCCTAACACAGCAGTGGCTCCGTCTGACTCACGCAAGCCAAGTAGCAAGGCTTACTATTTGGCAAATGACGTTCAACTTGTTAACGATATTTACCAAATCAAATGTGATTATCTATGTCCTGTTGGTTTCGACTGGACAGAAAACGGAATCCCTGTTAGCTTGGTGAATTGGGTTGACGAAAACGGAAACCACGTTCCAGATGGCGAAGACAAGGACTTTAAGGCGGGCATGTACTTTAGCTTTGAAGTAGACGAAGTGCACATCACCGATACTGGCGACGGTGGATACTACGGTGGATATTACTACCGAAGCTTTGAATTCGGACAATTCGGCACAGTCTGGCTCTCAGTTTGGGATAAAGACGATCTAGTAAATTACTACAACTAAAAATAAAAAATAGAAGTATTAAAATTTAATTCAACCCTACTGGCTAAATAGCTGGTAGGGCTTTTTTGTTGTAAAAAAATAAAAAAAATTTTAAAAAAGTTGATAAAAAGTGTTGACAAAGCACGCAATGCGTGCTATAATATAATCAAGATAAAGGTAAAACAAAAAAGAAAGCAGGGAATCAAAATGATTAACGTAAACAACACAAACAGCGCAGAATTGGAAAATGTAGTAGTTGATGGACAACTTTGTTTGAGTGCTTCTAAACGTCAACCAGTTTGGGTGGCCGAAATTGTCGGCACACATCCAGTTTACAAATTGGATCGTAAATTTATCGACGAAGACGAAAGTGGAGCGGGTTGGAAAGCTTGGAACCTTGAAGAAAACAAAATTTACTGTATCAATCCTAGCGCAAATAAAAAAGATCAATACTTTGTAGTCCTTGTGGATGGTGCACTTAATGAGTTAACAAAAGGTCAAGTGGAAGAAATGGTCAAATAAAGGAGGATAAAAAAATGTTAGTTGGAGTAAGTCAAAAAAATGATTTTGGGTGGTCTGCCCAAGTTGTAAAGTTTCCAAATCTTGAATCAGCGGAGGCCTGGCTAAACAAGGAACAATTTGATTTTAGAGACAGGTATATCTTTGACGACGAAGAGGAGGCTTTGAATCACTTAAAAGAGATAAAAAGCGTTAGTTGGGCAAAGGAAGCGCTAAAAGATGCAGACACTCTGACATTGCTTGATAACGGAGAGTTTGATATTGAGATGAGCGACTCTTATATTTATAAAATGATGACAAGATAGTTATTGGAGGAGGGAATGAAATTTGAATTATTTAAAGAGCTGTACAACGAGGCGTTAGGCATCGCCTCGTTAGACCTCTTTGTTGCGGAACGTGGATGGCAAGATTGGATGGAAGACTATGATGCAGATGATGTAGTAAAAATCTTAACCAACATTTACTACCTAGCCAATAACCCTCTCAAAGATACTCGCAAAGTATCAAGAGCTGAGTTTAGCCGACAATACAATATACCAAATAGGACTCTGCAAGACTGGGATCTAGGAAACCGAAATGCGCCAGAATACGTCAAGCTATTACTTGATTTTGCACAATTTACAAATAGATAAGCCTCTATCGATAAACAAGACTGCTATAATATTTACAAATCATTACCAGCTTTTGCTGGTTTTCGTTTGCAAAATTTTTTAAAAAAATCAAAAAAAGTTTGTAAAAAGGGTTGACATTATATAACAAATGTTATATAATAATAATGTAAGGAGGTTGGCAGACCTTACAAATAAAATAGGAGGTAAAGATATGCGAGCCAAGCATAAGAAAAAGCCACCAAAACTGAAATTCAAGTTCTCCGTCAAGATAAACTTAGTAATCATCAGCTTTGAATGGCAAATCGAAATCGGGGAGTAAACCTCCCCGCCCCTAAGGGGGCTTATGTACAGTATATCAAAAATTCTTATGAAAGTAAATTTTAGAATTACAAAGCATCCTTTTAATTGGACAGCATTTATCATCTGGTTAATCGTGATTGTTGCTGTTGTTTACTTATTCACCAAATAGGAGGAAGTCAGATGAAAGCGGATAGCAAAAAAATTAAGTGGTTACTTGATAATTTCAGCCAATACAAAATTTCAAAAGCAACCGGAGTGGCCCAGCCCAGCTTATCAAATATTAAGTTAGGTACAAGAAAAATTGAAAACCTTAGCTTAAAAGTAGCTAGCAAGTTAACAGAATATGCGGAGGAATTAGAAATGAAAAGAGAACAAGAAATTCTAAACATCATCAAAGAAATGGAATTAGAAGCAGATATGCTTGATATTTGGGAAAACGAAGATGGGGACATCAGCATCCAAAGTCGTGGCGTAGTACCAGCGGATGAAAAAGAACTTAGTTTGAAATATGTTGGTTATGTGGATAATGGACAAGTTTGGTTTGAGTAATAGATAACAGGCTGGCAGTAGTGCTGGTCTGTTTTCGTTTAAACGGAAAATTTTAAAAATGTCTGTTATAATAGAAAATTTTTTGATTTATTTACTGGATAGTGATATAATAATTGTACACAGATTTTAAACAATCTACTAGATAACCAAGTGCAGAGAGGGTGATACCTCGCTTGGATTGTGTACATAATTCCCGTTGCGCTTGTTGCGAGATATTGCAGGAAGATAAGCAACTCTCTTCTGGGCGATCGGAAGAGGTCATGACGTGAAAGAAGATTGAGGGTGTACATAGTATGGAGATTGTGCGTAGTTAGACCATTATCATACGGTGGCGGTGACAATAGACGCTCTCTGTGAGAGAATAATCTGGCAAGGCCTTATGTAGCAGTAAGAACCAAACCAGAAATGCTAAAATAAACCGTTTTGCACTTGAGGCCGAGCAATCGGCCGATAACGCCAAAGATAAGTACAAGTAGCCCAAATTGTGCATAAAAATCACAAGATATATTCTGCTAAAATATTAATCTGAATGTCGGGTGAAAGTTGGACGTAACCAGTCGTGCCTAGCCATTAAAACGCTACGGAAGTTATAGGGTCGCTCCTTATGGCTCAGACCGTGGTAGGCTATCGGTCAATAAATTGCGTACAATCGAAGTAGAGCGAAGGCTCATTTGATAGATTGTTTAAAGTTTGTGTCTGCTCTTGCGTAATGTAAGAGTTTTTTTATTTTAAAAAAATTATATTTTATTGGAAAATTTTACGAATAAATAAGGTGGAGGTGCAAAAATGAAAATACTAAATACTGAAATCACACATATCAACGAGTCTAAACTTGGTTTTGAGCATTGGGTAGATGTGACTTATACCGCTCCCATCTTAAAGGGAACATACACTGTTAGAGTCATGTTGCTGCTTGCCTTTAAAACCGAAGATCCAGAAGTAATAGACTATATGGTCAGAGAGTGGAAGCGGCGGGATATTATCCATCACTCAATTTTGATGTATAAGATTGAACAAAATGACCATAAGCGCAATTTATCGCCCCAAATTTGCCCCAAATAATTTTAGTTTTTAACTCAATTTAACCAGATAAAAAATAGAAAAAGCCCTATTTTTAGGGCTTTTATGTCGTATAAAATAAGATAAAATCATATCTT